TCCTGGAATCAAACAAGCGAGGAAAGCATAATGCCTAAAGTAGGAAGCAAACATTTCGCGTATACAAAGAAAGGCGCTACACAAGCTAAGCAACACGCAGCGAAAACGGGGCAGACTGTGCAACACGCTAAAGCAACACCGAGACCAACTGGGCCAAGCAAAAGAACGTACCCAGCCTAAATGGCGGTAATCAGAAACATAAGCAAGCTGGTAGTTCCTGCTTACAATAAAGGCCCAAAAGATGTTATTGATTACATCAACGCCCAGGCTTGGATACCAACCAGCGCTGACGTTGGTTTGATAGAGCATCCAGGAAGTTTTGGATCGTATGTTGGTAGTAACGGTGTTATTACTCAAGCTATCTTGCAGGTAACTATTAACGCGACTGCTTTAGTGATACCAGCAACGACACCTGTGTTGGGCGTACCTTCCATGTTTCCTCTTTCTTTTTGGCCTTTAAATGGCTATGTAAGAGTAGACGACGAGATTATTAAATACACTGGTGTTAATCCTATGAGTACCAGTGTTAGTGGTTTTGATGAGTTTGTTGTGGCATCAACAGCTGATAGAGGTGTATTGGGTAGTACTGCAGTAACACATACGGCTGTTGTAGGTGTCGGGCCTGTATTTGTTGAGGTTCTGTTAGGTGCAACAACTAAAATAGAGTATAACAAAGAGCAGGGTGTTTTTAACGTCTGGACAAGAACTACACAAGACTTTGGTACCGCACAGAGTTATGGTGCGGGTGATAGAGTAATAACATATAATACATACTTGATACCTTGCCCTGAAGACGTTGTAACTTTTTTCGAAACTGCCCCGGGTGTAAATTGAGCCTTTCCATAGCTCTAGCAAACGGGTTACCAAGAGACGAAATCCGTGCGTTATTATTATCAGAAATGCAACGACGCCTGGAATCGCGGAAGACACGCTGGACAGCACTCGAAGGTCCACAAAAGAGGTTTGTTGATAGCGAGCATCCTCATATACTGTTTGGCGGAGCGCGTGGAGGTTCAAAAAGTGTTGGAATGCTTTTAGCATTTCGCAAGCACGCAGAGAAATACGGAAGGGAGGCGCAAGGCCTTCTGTTCCGCAGATCGTTTCCAGAAACGGGCGAGCTCATAAAGTTAGGCCAGTACGTCTTTGTGCAGGAAGGTTGGGAATGGAAAGTCGGGGAGCGAAAATGGGTCTCTCCCAGCGGAGCTGTGTTACAACTTAAACATCTTGATGAAGACGCTGATGCTATGAAGCTGCAGGGTTTTTCTGTAACTTTCCTAGGCTTTGACGAACTCGGTAACTGGCCATCGCCGGAACCTATTGATATGCTTGGGGCGACAATGCGTTCTGCTGCCGGCGTACCGGTTCTGTTCAGGGCTTCTGCCAACCCAGGCGGGCCAGGACATAACTGGGTAAAGGAACGGTACATTGACAACGAAGGCGGGGAATCAATTTTCATTCCGTCGAAGATCCAAGATAACACTCCTCTGATGGAGAACGACCCGGGTTACGTTGACCGGATCAAAAAGAGTGGACCAGAATGGCTCGTAAAGGCATGGTTAGATGGTGATTGGAACATTGCGCCGGGTGCTTTCTTCGAAGGTGTGTGGGACCCAAAGATACATGTTGTGGAGCCTTTTGATATTCCTCTTGAGTGGAAGCGATGGAAATCTTACGATCATGGTTACAAGTCCCCAGCTGGATGCGTCTGGTTCACTCAGGACTATGATGGTATAATCTATATATACAGAGAGCGCTATTGGAGTTCTAAACCAAACAAAGGTAGTGAATCACCAATAGAAGAAATAGCAAGGGATATACTCGATGCAGAAAAAAAGGAGAGAGAATCTAAGATTAGGTTCAAAAGCAACGTTGCAGATTCTGCGATCTTCATGCGTGACGGTCGCCATAAAAGTGTTGCAGATGTATTTGCTGATTACGGTGTTAGTTGGGAGTCTAGCGCGAAAGGCCCGGGATCTAGGATCCAAGGTTTACAGGAGATTGTTGATCGTTTGGCTAACGAGAACCTAAAGGTTTTTAACACGTGTAAGCACTGGTTACGAACAGTGCCTTCACTACCTGCTGACCCAAAGAGGGTAGAGGATATTGATACGAGCGCGGAGGATCATTTGTTCGATGCTACTAGATATGGTTTGATGCTACGGAGGGCGCGAACTACCAAGCCGTCTCCTAAAAAGAAAGTTCCTGAAAGATTTACTTTAGAATGGATGGACCAATTAGATACTTTATACAATAGGAATTAATCATGGCTAGTTTAGATATTTTAGTTGACGATATGGGTCTACAGTCACAAGTTACTGCAGATTCTGATGGCATGTTGAAAAGCTGTCAGAAAAACGTAGAGTTGTCATACAAGAAATGGAAGAAGTATTATAAAGACATAGAGCACGCTCGTGTGTATGCGTTGGGTAAGCTTAACCCTAGATCTCAATTGATGGATGTTACTCAAGCTACGTTAGAAGGTGGGAGAGCAATCAAGGGTAATATCATCCATGCAACGCTGCAGGGTTTGTTGCCATATATCTACGCCAAGAATCCAGAGATTAAAATCAAACCTAATAAGTATGTTGACGCCGGTAGTTCTGAGTATAGAGTTTCTAATGCATTCGCAGAGACTTTACAGATCGTTTTAAATGAGGAGTTAGAAAGAGCAGATCTCAAGAAAGTTGCTAAACAGGTTCTACGATCTTGCATGACAAGTAAGATCGGTATTGTGAAAGTAACTTATCAAAGAGACTACTACACAGATCCTCTAGTGAGTAGAGAATTCAACGATGCACAAGATAGTTTAGCTAGAATTCAATCAGACGTTAAAGCTTTGATGGAGGGTGGAACTTACTCTGGAGATAGGGACGAGTTAATAGAAGAAGTAAAAGATACCATGGCTGGCCTTGAGGCGCAGGTAGAAGTCATGCAGCGGGAAGGGTTGAACCTTGGTTTTGTTCGGCCTGAAGACTTTAGAATGGATACTTCATTGGATACCTTGCAGGAGTATCACTCAGCTAAGTGGATCGCTAATGTAACCTGGATGACGCCAGAAGATGTATGTGATAGGTTTCAAATCTCAAAAGAGAAAGTAAAAGAGTTTACAATCTACAAGCGAACTGATGCTGGCATTCTCAATCGTTTAACTCGCGATGAGGGTACGCAGCTGCAAAGCACGGAAGATGTTAACCTAGCCGTTGGTGTTTGGGAGTATTGGGACAGGGTAACACAGAGTGTTTACACTTGGGCAGACGGCGGTAAGACATGGTTAAGAGAACCATACCACCCAACCAGGATGGGGGATAAATTCTTTCCATATTTCTTGCTTGGCTTAAATTGGATCGATGGTCAAGAATGGCCTGTGTCTGAGACAGAGCTTCTTATGAATCTGCAGGATGAGTATAACACAATTCGCACTCAGATGTCTAAGCATAGAGAGTTATCTGCACCATTCTTTGTTGCTGACGCTTCTCGTGTTAACTACGAGGATATCGAAGTTTTTAGTAACGCGGCTATTGGTGAAATTGCTTTGATAAATGCTTCTGGACAAGATGTGAAGTCTGTGTTTCAGCCGGCTACGTCACCACCTATGAATCCAATAATGTATGATACTTCTCCATTGAGAACTGACATGGAGTGGATCAGTGGTCTAGGCGATGCTCAGCGCGGCGGGATTATGCGTGCAAAGACCGCAACTGAAGCAAATATACAACAAGAAGGTTTGGCCACTAGAATTCAAGAAAAGATAGACGCTACTGAAGACTGGTTGAAAGAACTAGCATGGTTTTCAGCTGAGATTTTACTTCAAGAGGTCACTCCTGATAGAGCTATAGCCGTTGCTGGTCCTAATGCTTTTTGGCCTATCTTGAACAAGCAGCAATTGTATGATGCAGTATACGTAGACATCGCTGCTGGTAGTACTGGGTTACCAGACACTAACGAGGAGAGGATGCGGTGGATAGAGCTTATGCCTATCATAATGCAGAACATTGAGTTGATACAACAACTTAGATCTGCTGGTATACCGGATCAATTTAATCCGTATGTACAATTACTAGAGGAAACCTTCAAGCGCTTTGATGAGCGTATTGACTTAAGTAGATTTTTACCGCCTCTGCCAGAGGAAATGCAGAAGGCTGTTAATGATCAAATGATGATGCAGCAAATGATGGGTAAAGGACAAGCACCAGCAACCAATGCAGTACCACCACCTCAAGGAATGAATGAGGCAACGAACGCGCCGCAGAACCGAGTTAATCAACGAACGCGTAATGAGTATAGATAGGGAGAACTTAAATGGCTGAACCAACAGCGGCAATGTCAAATACTGATATGTATCATGACACGCTAAATGTTCTTGAAAAAGAACTTGAATCTATAGGCGAATCTACAGAAGCAGAGGAGGCATTAGATGTCAAAGCAGAATCAGAACCCGAGCCCGAACCAGTTGAAGAACAAA